GTACCGGCTGGGCGTAACATCCGTGTGTTCTCCGAGCCGTATGTTGTAACTGGCGTTGCCGCTAACCTTCGCACTACACGACGGGTAACCGCTGATGTTGGGGCGTATACCTACACTGGTGTTGATGCTGGGCTGTTTACCTCGCGGCGTATGGCAGCAGATAAAGGAACGTACGTACTATCTGGAAAAGCCGCTTCTACCGTAGCCGCGCGGTTTATGACCGGCGACGCTGGGGCATATGTCTACGACGGGCAGGACATCGCTTTTCAGCGCGGCGTTTACTTTGGGCTTGATGGCGCAACGTATGACCTTACTGGCTATGACGCCACTTTCGTTCATGATTACCCGTTCCCAGCGGCCAGCGGTGTTTACCAAACGGCTGGCGTATCAGCCAATATGTTCTTCTCCCAGTATTTCACTGGGGATATGGAATTTATGTACGCTGACCAAGAGCTTCGCACCATGACAGTGCCGGAGCCCGCTGACCGCAACATCACATATAAATCCACAATGGCGGTAGAACCCGAGGAACAGATAATGTATGTTCCTTCTAAAGATTATACCGCTGAAGACCCCGTCCATCCGGGTCTTGAACTGGAACCCAGACAGAGGGCGCTCGTATGAGGCTTGGCAGTTTCATAAAAACCCCCATCGAGCGTAAACGCTACGCCATTGATTACACGGACTGGCTCGATACGGGCGAGACGCTGACAACGGTTACTTACTCAATCCCGGTTGCCACAACGCCGCCATTGGTCGTCGATGCCAGCTCTATCGACGCCACCAATAAGATCGCGGTGTTCTTCATCAACGGCGGACTTAACAACCGCCAATATACCGTTGAAGTCGTAGCATCGACGTCCGGTGGACAGATTAAAGAAGACACGGTCCTCTTCACGGTGAGGGACGTGTGATGGATGAGCAGCAGCTTAACCTCCTTATTGAGAAAGCCGCTGAACGTGGTGCACGGCGGGCGCTTGAGAGCGTCGGCCTGCATGACGAGAACGCAGGGAAAGATATCCACGATTTGCGGAGCCTGATTGATGGATGGCGGCAGACGCGGTCAACCGTTATGAAGACCGTCACTCAATGGATAACAGTAGGCATTTTGGGTGCCTTAGCTCTTGGAGCATATACCCATCTGAAGGATAAATGATGGCGAAAGCGCCCGCGAAAAAGAAACCTACCGCGCGCGGCGCTGCTGTACGGGCTAAGATCGTTAAGGTTAACGAGCCTGCTCCCGCGCCTCCAAAACCGCCCGGCGGTCCTCTAGATAAAGTCCTCGACCTTGTCAAATGGATCGACACACCATTCAAATTGGCGACCGTAATTGTTCTCGGCGTTCTTGGTTTGGTCGGCTATATCGTCTACGAAAACCAAGATAAGTTGATCGGCTCGCTTACGGCCAAAGACCATATCCCGCAGCTTGTGAAGGAAGAACAACTTCTCGCTGCAGCGCGCCCACTTCTCCGCGACGCTCGTGCGGAGACAATCATTATCCACGAAGTTGATCTTCCAAAGAACGCTCGTACGACGCGACTAGCGCTGTCCACAGAGGGGCGTAACACATCATTGGAAGGTGTGAAGGGCGCGTTGTTTTCGTCGAGCCCAGCACGCAATCGTGCCGTCATCTCAATGGTCAATAACGAGATCCTCTGCGAGGGTTTCCAAGCCTCTTCCGACGCTGGCGATTGGTTGATCCAGCGCGGTGTCATTTATGCTTGCCGCGCCAGCATTCCGCCTGAAGCAGGAATTATGGTTGGGTACATTGCAGTAGGGTTCAAGCAAGAGCCGCGAGATGTATCAGCCGTAAAGGCCCGTATCCAACAAGCCACTCGTGACATGGCGAGGTGATACATGGACCCTGCTAGTATCGCTCTTATCTTTGGCGCAGCAAAGGCAGCGTTTGAAGGTATTAAAGCAGGCATCAAAGTCGGCAAAGACATTCAGGGCATGGTCACTGATGTCTCGAAGCTCTACGGCTCTGTTGCAAAACTAACTCAGCTTAGTGCGTCTCCTCCGCGCCCTCCGATGTTTTCTAAGGTTACCGCAGAAGAGCTCGCGATGGATATTGTCGTTAAACGACGCCAAGCCGAGGCGTGGTTTAACGAAGTCAAAAACGAGTTCGTTGGAACCTATGGCCTGAGAGGGTGGGACGAAGTCCAGAAAGAAATTACCCGTATCAAAAAGGCCCAGAAGGAAGAAGCTGAACGCGCTGCTAAAGAGGCCGCTGAGCTGCGAAAAGACTTGATGATGCTCGGTGGTCTTGTAGTTGGCATTCTAACCGTGGCGGGAATTATTTTCTTTATCGCAGTTTTGCGAGGATAATACCCACATCTTAATAAGGAGACTGATATGCGTATGTCTAACGCGGGCATTGCCCTCATCAAAGAATTTGAAGGCTGCCGATTGAAAGCATATCGCTGCCCGGCGGGCGTCTGGACTATTGGCTACGGCCACACCTCCGCCGCTGGCGCTCCTGACGTCAATCCAGACAGCACCATCACACAAGACGAAGCTGAAGAAATTCTTCGCCGCGACTTGCAGCAATACGAGCGCGGCGTTGAGAAGATGGTCAAGGTTGAAATCACTCAGGGGCAGTTTGATGCGCTTGTTGATTTTGCTTACAACGCTGGCGTTGGCGCGCTGCAGAAGTCTACCCTCCTCAAGAAAATCAATGCGGGCGACTTTGATGCTGCCCCTACTGAGTTCATGAAGTGGACGAAGGGTGGCGGCAAAGAACTGGCGGGCCTCGTCCGTCGCCGCCGCGCTGAAGTCAAACTGTGGCGCGGGCTTGATGAGCGCCCTACCGTTGTTGAAGAGACCCGTGCTGCCCCCGACCAGCCAAAGGCCAGCAAGTCTATTACCCAGTCTAAGGAAGCCAACGCTGCCGTCGCTGCTGGCGGTCTCGGCACCATAGCGGTTGCCCAAGAAATCGTTCCGCTGGTCAAAGAGGGCGGAGATGTTCTCAGCTCCTTGAGCCCGACCGTGATGATCCTTGTCGTGATTATTGTTGCGGCGGGTGCAGTCTGGTATTTCCGTAAACAGCGACTGGATGAGGAGGGGGCATGATCTCTCTACTCTTCTCTCCGCTTGGGCGGTATATCGTAATTGGCGGCATCATTTTCGTGGTGCTTGCCGGGGTTTATGCTAAGATCCGTTCCGACGCGATTGCCGAAATCGAAGCGAAGGCAACGGCTGATGCTCTTGGGAGAGTTCAAGATGCGGTTAGGGCTGGCGATGCTGTCGATACTTCTCCTAGCGGGCTGCTCAAAGACGATGGGCACCGCAGGGACTAATGTCTCCGCGTGCTCCGTTTGGAAAGATATTTCTTGGGCTACTAAAGACACACCCCAAACCATCACAGAAGTGAAGGTTAACAACGCCCGTCGTGAGGGCTTCTGCAAAGGAGAAAAGTAATGGCTAAGGCAATGAGCAAGATGCCCTTCGGTGGCAAGATGGCAAAGCCCTTCGGTGGCAAGGAGAAGGGCAAAGAAGAGAAGATGGAAAAGAAGATGGGCAAAGCTGCCTATCTTGCTGGCGAGAAGAAAGAAGCCAAGATGGGCGTCAAGAAGATGGGCGCTTACAAGTCTGGCGGTATGGTCAAGGGCCGTAAAGGTTGCTGATGGCTAAGAACTGGATCAAGGACGCTGTCGGTAAACCCGGTCAGCTCCACAAGGATCTTGGGGTTCCCAAGGGCCAGAAGATCCCTAAAGCGCAGCTCGCCGCTGCCGCTAAGAAACCCGGCAAGGTGGGCCAACGCGCTCGCCTTGCAGTTACCCTTGGCAAAATGCGCAAGGGCAAATAAGGTGATCTATGGCACACTACCCCCGCTCAATCTCGCAGAACAACACTAGTGAGTTGTTTGAACTTCAGGTTTCGCGGGGGCAGATCCCCGGCCATCGGGCTGTTACCGTCTTTGGCTACAACGCAGATGTAGACCAGACTATGGAGACTGTCTGGCCCTATGGCGGTTTGTTGCAGTTTCCCGCCACCGCCTTGCAGATGTCTGTCAGTTCAGACAATGCAAACGACACATCTGGCGGCACCGGGGCGCGTACTATCTACATCGAGGGGCTCAACGCTAGCCACGCTGTAGTGTTCGAAACAGTCACACTTGCTGGGTTGACCGCCGTTACAACGGCTAACTCTTATCTCCATATCAACCAAGCATATGTAGCGACAGCAGGTTCTGGCGACAGCGCGGCAGGGTCAATCTACATTGGTACTGGGGCCGTCACGCTTGGCGTTCCGGCAACCGTGTATGACATCATCCAGTTCGACTATAATATCCGCGTGACCGGGAGCTATACTGTCCCAGCCGGGTACACTGGATACGTATCTCAGGGGTTGTTTTCCTCTGGGCAGGCATCTGGTTCCGGTCCTGTGACTGGCCGACTGGTGACACGCGGTATAGATGATATACGCCGCACCGCCGCCATCGTGACCATCAATAACGGCTCAGCAGATTATGTGTTTGAGTATCCTGTTGCTGTTCCTGAGAAAACTACTCTTGAGGCTCAAGCAATCGGGACGGGGAACAATAACGCTTGCTCCTCCATGTTCATTCTCGTTCTGGTCGAGAATGGCTACGAGAACCCGCCGTACGGAGTGTGATATGGCTAAGGGCGCGTCCAAAGTTAACGCCGCTGGTAACTACACCAAGCCGTCCATGCGCAAAGCCTTGTTCAACAAGATCAAGGCTTCTGCTACGCAGGGCACAGCGGCTGGGCAGTGGAGCGCACGCAAGGCTCAGCTCCTTGCCAAACAGTATAAGTCTAAAGGCGGGGGGTATAAGGACTGATGAAAAAGCCCCAGCAATCCCTTAAAGCATGGACTGAGCAGAAGTGGCGTACCAAGTCAGGTAAGCCCTCTAGCAAAACGGGCGAACGCTATCTTCCTGAGAAGGCTATCAACGCCCTCAGCTCATCCGAATACGCAGCGACCACAGCCGCCAAGCGTGCGGGTAAGAAGGCTGGTAAGCAATTCGTCAAGCAGCCAAAGTCCGTTGCTCAGAAAGTGCGGTCTTACCGTAAGGAAGGTATGTGATGGCTAAGTCCCCAGCATGGCAACGCAAAGAAGGTAAAAGTCCTTCCGGCGGGCTTAACGCCAAAGGCCGCGCGTCGTATAATAAAGCCAACCCCGGTAAGCCCGGCCTCAAAGCCCCGCAGCCCGAAGGTGGTCCTCGTCGTGATAGCTTCTGTGCCCGGATGAAAGGGATGAAGAAGAAGCTCACGTCGGAGAAGACGGCTAAAGATCCGAACTCTCGGATCAATAAGTCACTCCGTGCATGGAACTGTTGATATGGCTAAACGCGACCCGCTTACATTCCCAAAGCTGAGGGGATCGTTTGACACGATGTATCGGGCGCTTAAAGATAGCACCAAGAAACCATTTATCGGTGTTACACAGGGTGGTTCTAGCCGTAAGTTCTCGGGCTCCAAGCCTGCAGCGACTGAAGGGCAAGCCAGTACAAAACGAAAATAGGAGACTTACATGGCACGTAAACCTGTAACGGTTGAAGAGACCGTCGAAGCTACTGAAGTTGTGGTGTCCGAGCAGGCTCCGGCAGAAGCCGAGCGCCCGCTTTCGCCGCAGACCCTTGCCGAAATGGAAGCTGGCCGTAAGGCACTGGCCGAACGCGCTGCCAGCGCAAAGGCTGAGACCGAGCAGTAAGCAGGGGCCGATCTATGGTTGCGATCAAGCTCAACGCATTTGGCGGTACAATTCCGGCGACAGATGACCGTCTGTTGCCGGATAACATGGCTGCGTATGCGGAGAACGCTTGGCTCTATTCTGGGCTTCTGCAGGGGTTCCGCTCGCCCAAACTCCTGCATACATGCGCTTCAGCGGCCACGAAGCGCGTGTACCGCATCCCGAAAGAGTTTGTCGATCAAGACCATATGATCGATAGCTACTGGCTTGAGTTCCCCCATAAAGACGTGGATGTTATCCACAGCCCTACGGCGAACGATAGTTTTGACCGATATTACTGGGCGGGCGAAGCAGTCACACCCCAGTATAATACGTTTGCCCGCATCGCTGCGGGTAGTTCGCCATTCTTGCTTGGTATTCCAGCGCCGACGTCAGCCCCCGCTGTCTCAGCATCTACTGGCAAGTATCGGCTCCAAGCTGATAAAGCCTCGTATTATACGACCGGCGGCGACACTGACCTCTATTATAGCACCGACTATGAGCTTGATAGCGGTACTCAGGCGACCGGCTTACCAGAACCAATTCCGCCTACGTTTGAATTTGACGTAGTAGGTGGAGCGGTTGTGATGCGCCGCACCATTATTGGTTCTTCTGGTCGTGTAACGATTGCTGACGACGGGACCATTACATATGGCGTCCCTACCCGCACACCGAGCGAAACTCCAAACCCTGATCCCGCTGCCGGGCCTATTGTCTCCCGCGCATACGTCTATACGTGGGTGTCTGCGTATGGCGAAGA